TCACGCGCGACACCACCCAGCAGTCGTGCTCGACGCAGTGCGGCTCGGCGCTGCCCGACTCGCTCACGTCGAGCGACTGCTGACACCCGCACTTGAACGTCAGCGTGATCTTGCTCATCGCCGTGGGTCGTCCTGCACCGTGATGCCGCCGCGTGCCCGGCTCACCTCGCCGAGGTAGTCGCGCTGCATCAGCACGCGCTTGTGCGCCCCCGGCGGGCGCGTGCTCTTCGCCGTCCAGTCTTCCACGTACGCGCCAAACTTCGTCACCTGATTCTTCTCGGCGTCGGGATCCTTTCGCAGCCGCTCCAAGATCGCCGCCGCGAAATGCGCGATCCCCCAGTGGAACGGCTCGATGTCCGGTCGCCCGTCGAAGGGCACCTCGGTGTCGAGCACCATGTCGGCGGCGTTGGCCGCGATGGGCACGACCAGTTCCCACGTCTCGCTCGCCGGGATGTCCGGGATCGGCGTGAAGCGCAGGTTGTTGACGCCGTCCACCGGGTCGTGCGCGATGGCCTGCGGGAACCCCGTGGACGCCGTGTCGCGCCAGCCCGGCATCGCTTCATCGAGATACGCCGTCGAGCGCACGACGAGCGAGGTCACCGCCTTCGCGCCGGTCGCCGTCGTGATCTGCCGCACCCGCAGCGGCGGGCGACCGAACGCCACGAAGCGGTTCGCGCTCGCCGTGTCGAGGTTGTAGGTGGTCGTGCCCGAGACGACGGGGATGACGATCTCTTTCGACAGCGAGATCTTCCCGAGCCGCGCGAACTCCTTCACGGCGCGGTTGATCGCGGCCTTGCGTCGCACCGTCGTGAACAACTGGGTCGTGTCGTACGACCCCAGTTCGTGGTTGAGCGCCTCGCCGTAGAGGTCGGCGAACGTCATCGCCTACCGCCCGACGATGTAGACGCTGCCCGTGCCCCCGACGAGCGGCGTGGTGATGCGCGCCCGCACCGCCTTCACGGTGCCCGCGATCCGCACCGGCACCGCGACGCCGACGATGAACGTGATCGCCGCGCCGATGGGCGTCCACGCGCCCGCGTAGGCGATGTCGTGGCTCTCCTCGATGATCACCGCGCCCGCGCTCACGCCTGCCGCGCCGACCGCGTAGAAGCAGAGGTTCGCGCAGCCCGCGACATCCACGCCGGGCGAGGTGGGCGATGCGCCCGCCGCCACGTCCTTCAGCAGCGGACGGTCGATCAGCGGCACCGTGAGGCCCATGACTAGAACGCTCCACCCGCCAGCGAGTAGATCGTGACCGTCGGCGTCGCGCCGGGGTTGTTGACGACGACCATGAAGGCCCGCGCGTTGTTCTGCGTGACCGTGATCGCGGCAGGCGACAGCGTGACCCCCGTGCCCGCGACGATGGTCGAGGCGAACGCGGCGGCGCTGCTGTTGCGGATGACGAACTCAAACGAGTGCCCGGCGACCGGCGGGCGACCCATGACCGTCAGCGCGTCGATGATCTGCTGCGCCGTCGGCGTGGTGTCGTTGCGGGCCGCGCCGTTGCAGTCGCGCAGGATGAGGCGCTGCAGGAGGTCGCTGGCGAGGAAGGTGACGGGGCCAGCGGTGTTGTAGCTCGGCAGGCCCGCCTGATCGACTGGACGGAAGACGTAGTCCACGATCTTCCTGCCCATTGCGAATAGCCCGGTGTGGTGCATGACCCGCTCCTCGTCTGAACTGCGTGATATTCTCTCCAGCGAAAATGCCGACGTGCTCTCGCTGTGGTGGCCTACGCGACCGGCCCGGCTGGTGCTCGACCTGCACTCGCGCTTATCTGCGCGACTACCGGAAGAGCTACGTGCGCGTGAAGCCGCGCCTCGTCCGTCCGTGGACCGACTGGCCCGCCCGCCAGCGTGCAGCGCACCATCGCAACAAGCGCACGCGCTATCGACAGCGGCTGGGTCGGTTACCCGCAGGCCCGTGCGAGGGCTGCGGTGCGACGGAGAACGTGCAGAACCATCACCACTGGGGCGACAACCACGACTGGTTCGTGCGCCTCTGTAAGGGGTGTCACGCGGCCCTGCACGTCACCTTGTTGCTAACCCCTTACGCTCCAGCAGTTCCATAGATATTCTGCCAAAGAAAAGCGTCCCACGCCTGCCGGAAGCGCACCTTGTAGATCCGGTTGCCGGTGCGGGCGTCCTGCATCGCGGGCGCGGCGGTGATGCCGACGCGGTCCACGCAGACGAGGCCGTGCGTTTCCTTCGCGTCGGCGACGAGGTACCACGCGTCGGCGTCGGTGAGGTAGGGGTTGGTGAGGATGCGGATGTTCCGACGCCGCTTGATCGGGTTCACGTCGTTGTCCACCGAGCCGGGCAGCAGCGTGCTGTTCAGCAGGCGGTCAGCGAGCATTTCCAACTGGGGCGGCACGTAGAGGATCCAGTTCATCACGGGCGCGACCAACTGCCCGCTCTCCAGCTTCGTGTCCGTCTGCACGTCGATGATCGCCTGATTGAGCGAGTCGTAGCTCAGGTCGGCATCGGTCGCCGGGCGGTTGCGGGCCGTGCCGCCGCCCGCGAGCACATGGGCGGTATTGAACAGCGAGACGCCGTCGGGCGCAAGCTGCGTCGAGAAGCCGAGGTTGAACGGGATCGCCGCGTACTTCTCCTGCACGACGCGGGCGCTGAACGCCAGCCACGACGCCTGCCGCTGCAGCACGTCGAACTGGTCGTCTTCCATCGCCGTCTCGGTGACCTCAAAGCCGAGGCCGAACTCGACCGGGGTCACGTCCTTGCTGTAGCCGGGACGGATCAGGTCGAAGGCGTAGACGCTGCCCTCGGGCTTCTCGGGCACGTCGCCGAACGGCGTGACCGTCTGGAACCGCTCAAACTTGCGCGAGGAACTCTTGCGCGAGTAGATGTCGGTCCAGATCGGGGGAAGCTCCTTCAACTGCTTGCCGAGCAGCGCGTACACCGTCTTATCGACGTTGTCGTACAGCGCCGCAAAAGTTCCACGTACTTGCATGGCTGGCTCCTAGTGGGACTGATGAGCGCGACTACGACTGCTGCGGCGTCCGCACCGCGTTGAGGAACTTGAACGCGACCCGCCCGTTCACGTCGCCGACCGCGTCGATCAGTTCGGTGATGACGACGGCCTTGTTGGTCGTGTCCGCGATGTTCACGCGGAAGATGTCCTTGCCGCCCACGGCGTCGAGGACGAGGCCGAACTGCCCGCCGACCAGCGCCAGCGCGAGCACGCCCGTGTCCTGCACGCGGCCTTGGAACTCGCTGTTCTCGTCGGCGACGAGCACGCCGATCTTCCGGTCGGTGACGCCGCTGGCCGCTTCGGCGGCGATGCCGAGGATGGTCGCGACCGCAGCGGTTGCGCCCTTCACGGCCTTCCCGGCGGTGAGGATCACCACCGCGCCCGTCTTGAAGGTCTGCGCCGCCCCTTCAAGGAAATACATGATCCGCGTCTGACGCAGTTCGCGGAAGCCGTCACCGGCTCCGACCGTGAAAGTCACCATGAGAAAACCCTCGCCCTGAGAGTCCGCGCGGGGAGCGCAGACGAATGTCTTCGGGGTTGCGGGTTGGCCTCGACGCAGTCGCCAGCGGCCAACCGGGCCAGCGAGCAGCAGCACGCACTGCAGGTCACACCGTGTGCCCCGACGCGCGTGACATCGGGGAGGCGAAAACTAGCAGGGGCGAGAGTGCCCTGCGCGGTCGGAACCCACTGGAGTAAGTCCCTTGGCGCGAGAGCCGTCTGCCCCTGCCGGTCGGCGATGAGGTTACGGCTGCGTGGCCTCGACTGTCAAGGCCGGAGGTGTCCGTAGGTCGGGAGCGGCGCGCCGAGATACCCGAGGATGATCAGCACGCCGAGGATCACGACGACGACCCAGATCACAGTGCGGAGCGGGTCGGCGATGCCGAAGGCGGTCAGCAGCGCCTGCGAGGCCCAGACGAGCAGGCAGAACAGCAGCAGCGCAACGAGCAGGCCGATGATCGACATGGCGTCTCCTAGGGCTGGGGGTCTTCGTTTGCCGCCGCATCGAGCGGGTTCGCGTCGGGCGAGACGAGCCGGTCGCGCCCGACCTTGATCGAGCCGACCACCTCTCCGACGGCCTCGGTGTCCTCCGGGGACAACCCCCGCGCGACAGCGGCGGCGATGGCCGACTCTTTCAACGCACGGCCCGTCATCGTCCGCGCGTGCCGCTCATGCTGCTTCGCCTTGATGCGCCGGTAGAGCGCCATCGGCATCTTCATCAGGGCTTCCTTGCCGCCCTCGCTCCGGCGCACGAACTCGTCGGTCTTCGACGGGTTGCTGATCACGTCGGCGGTCTGCAGTTCGTCCCAGCGCACGGGCGCGTAGCCGAGCGACTGCTGCGCGATGTGGTGCCGGTTCGGCATCGCGAGGTTGATCCAGCGCAGGTACCACTTGCGCCGGATGCCACGCGGGTCTTCGTGCTCCTCCGGCTCGTCCTTCAGGCGGATCGGCAGCGCGTTGGGCAGGTTCGGATCCGTCAACCGCCGCCCGGCGACCTCGATGTTCGCGAAGTCCTTGAACGCCTCGACCAGATCGTCGTCGGCGACCTTGCGCTGCGACGCGACGGTTTCCTTCAGGCGCTGCTTCACGCCGCGCTGCAGCTTCTCGGTTTCGATCTCCAGCCGCGACTTCACTCGGGACATGGGCTACTCCAAGCGGTTCGGTGCGCCGGGCACGAAGTTCGCCAGCGACGCGTTGATCGTTTCGTCCTTCATGCCCGTCGAGCGCAGCCGCTCGCGGAACACGTCGTCCAGTTGCGCCGACGCCCTCGGCCTGCCGCCGGGCGCTTCGGTGAAGATCGGGGGCCGTGCGCCCATGCGCTGCAGCGGCATCCCGCGCGGCTGCTGCCCGCCCGTGCCGGTGGCCCGCGACTGGTTCGACTGCAACATCGTCTGCGTGCCGAGCGCCATCATCAGCACCGCCTGCTGCACTTCCGGGTTGTTGAGGTGCTCGGGCGGCGTCGCCTGCAGCCCCTGCCAGACGAGGTTCTTGTCGATGCCGAACTGCTCCGCGACGCCGAGCACGCGGTTGATCACCGGCTGCGCGGCCAGCGACAGCGTCTGCTGCTGCAGCGGCCCGAGCGCCTGCCGCAGCATCGTCTCGGTGCGCTTGCGGTCGCGGATGACGATCCGCGCGGCGGTCTTCAGGTCGGGCTGGCCCTGCGCGTCGTAGAGGCCCAGATCCTGCGCGACCTCGGTCGCTTCCTGCACCAGCGCCTGATCGTCGGCGCTCATCTCGCCGGGACGGCGCGGCAGCGGCTGGCCGGTCGTCGCGGCCTGCAGCAGTTCCATCCCGCCGGGCAGCGACATGACCTGCCGCAGCAGTTCCTGCGACTGCTGCAGGTTGTTCTCGACGGTCTGCCGCCGCTCGCGCTCGCGCACCAGATCGCCGACGACGCTGCGTCGGCCCTGCGGTTGCGGCTCTTCGCCCTCGGGCAGGTCGTCGTCGCCGGGCGCAGGCGGCTCCTCGGCGTCGTCGGGGTCGGCCAGCGGCTGCGTCAGGTCAGGCGGCGGCGGCTCGACTGGCGGCTGCGGGGCTTGCGGCAGGGTCTGTGCGGTCGCGGGCGGCATCCCGCCTGCGGCGTCTTCAAGGACTACGTCGGCCATCAGTCACTCTCCACGACGGCGTCGAGCGCCGCCTCCGGCACCAGCACGCACGGCCACTCGTCCACCGTCACCTCTTCAGCGGCGAAGCTGTCGAAGATGACGTGGTCGAAGAACTGCACGGCGGTCACCGCGTCTCCGGTTTTCAGCACCAGCCCGCGCCGGTCGCGGCCCTCGGTGTGCAACATGATCAGCCCGCCCCGGAAGCTCTCCGCGTGGCGGGGCGGCAGCGCGAGCAGGACGAGGTCGGGCCGCAGCGTCAGCGGCATCGACACGCTCGGGATGAGGTCAGTGCGCGTCTGCATCCCCACGGGACACCTCGACGTTGGCTCCGAGGCCGGGCGACGGCGCATCGCCCTGCTGCGTCGCGAGCTTGCGCTTCAGGTCCGCGAGCGTCTCACCCGGAAGGTTGATGAGCGCCCCTGCGGCCATCCGCGCGGCGGTCAGCGAGATCGTGCGGGCCGCGATGGCCTCGCTGGTCCCGCCCACGCGCACGACCTGCTCGACTTGCTCCACGAACGTGCGCTGGCCGTAGAGCTTGTTCGCCTCGACACAGAGCCACGCCCAGCCCGGCGAGACGAGCAGCGCCTCCAGATCGTTGGCCCGCTGCAGCACCGCATCAGGGTCGGCCACGACGGGCAGGCGGCGACGCGGCACTACTGCACCCCGCCCGGCGCGGACATCGCCAGCGACATCTGCGCCAGCAGGTCAGGCGGCACTTGCGGCATCTGCCCCATCCCCGGCACCACGTCGGGCTGGTCCGGGGGCGGCGGCGGCATCCCGCCCATCATCGGCGGCGGCGGTCCACCCGGCGGTGGCCCCTGCGGCGGCGCAGGAGGCCCGCCTTGCGGCGGCGGTCCCGGTGGCGGGGCACCCGGCCCTCCCGGCGGTGGGGGTGCCCCAGCGCCCGCTGGAGGCCCGCCGGGAGGCGGTGGAGCGCCGGGCTGGGCACCGGGCGGTCCCGGTGGCGGCTGCTGCGCGGCCATCTGCGCCTGCTGCTCGGTCTGCACTTGCCACTGCCGCAGCGAGCGCATCATCTGCCCCTTGTTCGGCGAGTCGTAGAGCGAGAGCGCCTGCTCAAACAGCGGGATGATCACGTCGGGGCTGGCGAAGACCTGCTGCAGCGTCGGGTTCATCTGCGCGAACCCGCCCATGACCTGCATGAACCCGTTGTAGTTGGACCGCTGCTTCGACTTGTCCGCGCTCTCGACGCTGCCGTGCGGCTTGCCGTGGAACGTCCCCGCGAGCGCCTGCCCGTCGATGCCGCCCTCGGCCATGTCGATGGAGCGGAACTGCAACTGCTGCATGAACCGCTCGCTCGGTTCCAGCGGCGCTTCGTCGGCGGCACGCCGCCACAGTTCGTGGCGGATCTTGAACAAGTCCTCCATCGTCTCCTGCAGGTTGCGGACCTGCTCTTCGATGCGGACGAAGCTCTGCTCGGTGACCATCTGCACTTCGCCGAGCGTGCGCGACTCTTGCGGCGCGCTGCCGAGCGTCACGTCGTTCAGCCCCGACAGCCGCTCGGCGGCGTCGATCACCGCCTGCTCGCGCCCCGCCATCGAGCCGGGCACGTCGGGCAGCGTCACCGGCTGCACGTCCTGCATATCCTGCACGGTGATGACCGCGCCGACGCCCCACGGCTCCTCGTCCATGTCCCAGCCGCTGTTCCGCAGGCGCTTGATCGGCGCGTTGTTGACGAGGTTGCTGCGGTCGGCGATGGCGTTGCGCGTGCCCATGTGCTCTTCGCCGATACTCGCGAGCTTATCGACGTGGCTGTCGCCGTAGACGTTGAGCGGGTTGGGCGCGGGACGGAACAGCAGGTAGCGCGGCATCCCCATGTCGTCCAGTTGCACGCGCAGGATCTGCCGGTGGATCGCGGAGAGCGTGATGATGTACCACTCCTCGCTGCCGTCGTTGTCGAGGTCGAGCAGGACGTGCAGTTCCCACAGTTCCTTTTCGATGGTCGTCTCACTCGACTGCGCGGCCACGTCGATGCCTGCGGCCTGCACGCTCTGCGGCAGTTCGCTGCGCGTACGATCGCTGGTGGCACTCAGCCCCTCGACGGCGTCCTTGTCGTAGAGGCCGCTCTTCGCGCGGCTCTTCAGTTCCTTCAGCCGCCGCCAGAACCGCTTGGCGTAGCACCACACCTCGCTGTCGTCCTGCGCGTGCGCCGGGAGGATCAGGAAGTCGCGCAGCGACACGTTGCGGTAGCTCGGGCCGCGCCGCACCGGCACGAACTCGTCCACGGGCGCAGTGACCGCGCCCGTCTCGTCGGGGTTCTCCGCGTCCATCACCGCGCCCTGCGCGTCGAGCGCGGGCGCGACGACGCCCCGGTCATCGGCCACGATCAGGTCGGGGTCGCCGTCCTGCGCCCCCGGCGTCGTCTCGGGCAGCAGTTGCCGCACCTTCCGGCGCTTGATCATGTCGGCCTTCTCGGAGCACTCCAGCACGCCCGTGCCCTCGATCAGCGCCAACTGCAGCGTGCGCTGCAACCAGCCCTGCAGCCGCTCCTCTTCCTGCTTCCACTGGTGGAACTCTTCGACCAGCGACGCGCGCGGCGCGGCTGCGCCCCACCCGTCCACGACCCACACCGGCTCGACAAAGATCGTCTTGCAGAACCGCGCCCGCATCGCATCGACCTTCTCCGCGATGATCCACGTCGAGAGGTCGGCGGCACCGGGGAACGGCAGGTCTTTCACGTTCCGCTTGCCCTGCTTGTAGAGCCAGTGCCAGTAGTCGAGGTCGCCGCCGGGGTTGATGATCGGCCCCCGCGCGGCAAGCGCCCGGTCGATCTCCTCGGCGAGCATCTGCACCAGTTCGGTCTTCTGCTCGGCGGTGAGCTTTACGTCGAACGGCGACTTGCCCAGCGTGGGCGGCGTCAGCTTGCGGCGGTTCGGACGCGGGTAGACGGTGGGCGGCGGGGCAGGCACGGGCTTACTTCTTCGACGGCTTGCTGACCTTGGGCTTGCGCGAGGGCTTGCGCGGCTGGTTGAGCGCGGGGAACGTGCCGGATGTTTGCATGGGTCGCTCCTTGACGTTGTGGCAGCGGGTAACAGTCGCCGACCGAGACGTGCAGCACGCCGGGCACCGCCGCCACCCGGTAGCCGTGCCCGCAGCGACGGCACTGCGCCCACGTCTGGTTGTCCGACATGGGCGCAGTGATCGGAGCCGTCAGGTCGCGCCGGTTGACGGGGCGCACGACGCCGTGGGAAGCCTCCTACTTGTCATCGAGACGGCTCACCTCGACCGCGAACCACGCGGTGTCGGCGTAAATCAGGATGTCGTCGCCCGCCTCATTCCTGAAGACGAGCGACCCGTTATGGACGAGCACTTCGTGCGCGGTGACATCGCGCTCTTTGCCGTCGCTGAGAACGACGTGGTAGACGCGCATCGCCGTCAGAGCGGATTGATCTCGGGCGTCTCGCCCTCGACCGGCGGCGTCGGCAGCGTGTTGTCAGGCCGCGCGTCGCTGGGCTTGTAGGCCCAGACCCAGCCCACGCCGGGCACGAACGCGTAGACCCAGCCACCGTCTGGATTCTGCGACGGCAGGTTCACTGGGTGGCCGGGCTGCGCGGGCGGCGTCGGCAGCGTGTTGTCGGGATACGGGAACCCCGGTCCCCAGATGCCCAGCGGCGGCTGCGGGATGCCGGGCGGCAGCACGATGGGGTGCGACGGGAACGGCGGCAAGCCCTGCGACGGATACGGCGGCTGACCCGGCAGGCTGTTGTCGGGGAACGGCGGCAACCCCTGCGACGGGTACGGGGGCCGATAGATCGGGTGCGACGGATACACGGGCGGCTGAGTGCCCGGTCCCCCCGGCCCGCCCGCCCACGGCGGTTTCGGCTGTGGCGAGGGCAGCGTGTTGTCGGGATACGGTGCCTCGCCGAGGAACGTGATGAGCGCAACGACTGATCGCATGGGTTCGGTGCTCCAGTTTGAGGGACGAGTTACTTGCGTTCGGCCTTCTCTTCGGCCTTGCTCTGCTTGCCCTTCGGCTCGGCCCGCTCTTCAGCGGCTTCACGCTTCGCGGCGCTCTTCGACGGGGCGGAACTCTTCGCCATGATGATGACCTCGCAGGCGGCGCTCACGATAGCACGACTCAGCGGCGGCGACTATTCGACCCGCCCCAGCGCCCACCCACACGGTGCGCCACTTTCACATCCGCCGGGTCGCGGTCCTGCTGCATCTGCCGCTGCGCCCGCTGCTGCTCCTTGTCGGCGTCCACCTTCGTCGGCTGCGCCGGGCCGTAGGCCAGCACGATGTACTCGACCGCGTTCATCGCGTGGTCGTAGAACCCGTCCTTGAACGCGCGGCGCGTGTTCGGCGACACCGAGTGCGCGATCTTCCGCGCGTCCCAGATGTAGCCCGCCTCCAGCGCGTCGATGAAGTGCGTGCTCTCGATGACGCCCTCCGGCGCGACGACGAGCCAGCGGTCGGGGTCCACCGTGAACGCCGCGCCCTGCCGCGTCAGCCGCTTCATGTAGCCCGCGAGGTGCTGGATGCAGCGGTCCCGCGCGTCGGGATGGTTCGCCCCGCCGATGGTGTAGAGCATCACGCCATACTCGCGCAGCACGTCGGCGGCGCTGACCCGGGTGCCCTGCGAATTGTTCTGGTCGCCCGCCGGGTCGCCCGTGCTCCACACCTCGCACGGCAGCTTCCGCTCGCCATCGACATCCGGCGTCCCGCCGAACCAGAGCGCCCGCTGCGCCACCGCCATCGGCGCGAAGTCCTCGATGAACTGGTCCGTGCCGAGGATGCCGCCGAGCACCCGCAGTTCGCCCCACGGCAGGATCTGCGCCCACACCACCGCCGGGTGCGAGTGCCCGAAGTCCCACCCCTCCAGCAGCGGCACGTTGCCGTTCAGGCGCAGCCGCTGCGCGTGGATCCGCGCGTTGAAGCAGCCCGCATACACCGGCTTGCCCACGATGCTCAGGCCGCGCTTGCCCTCGATGAAGCGCCGCCGCAGCGCGTGCCCCTCGGGATACGCCTCCTCCAGCTTCGCGATGTAGTCGTCGCCGAGGTTGTGCCGGTTGTCGTAGACGCTGGTCCGCAGGTAGAGGTAGCCCGCCTTGCCGTTGCGCTCGGGGAAGTCCTGCGCGATCCAGTGCGTCAGCCCCGGCGGGTTCGGCGTGAGCAGCACCTGATGCGGGTAGCCCGGCTGCGACAGCCGCGCGGGCACGTAGTGCCGATACACGTCCTCGGGCACCTCCTCGGGCTGGTCGATGCCGAGAAACGCCAGCGTCAGGCCCGCCAGCTTGCCGTAGCGGCTCGTCTCCTCGGCGCTCTTCAGCGCCCGCAGGTAGACCCGCGACCCGGTCCCGAGGATCTCGTCGTACTCCTCGTCGCCGTGCCACTGCAGCCGGATGCCGTGCGTCGCGCACCAGTCACGCCAGCGCGGCTTCAGTTGCGCGTCGAGCGCGTCCTGCGTCCACCGGCAGAGCGCGCCGTGGATGCCGTGGTAGTCCACGCAGTAGGCCGCGCTCTTCGCCACCAGCGGCGTCGTCTTCCCGGCGCGGACGGCTCCCTCCAAGTCCACGTAGGGCCACCGCTCGGCATCGGCGAGCAGGAACGCGCTTTGTACGGGGTTCCAAAAGTCTTTAACTTCGGGCATGGAACCAGCGGAGCTTCGCCGCGTTGTGGCAGACCCGGCACTTGCGCGTCCCGAGCTTCGTCACGATGGCGTTCGCCATCGAGTGCCCGCGAGCGCAGGTCGCACGGCGATGCACGCGACGGTGACGGCTCGGGGTGACCGGGTCGAGGTGCTCCGGGTTGCAGCAGCGCCGCACGCCGCAGAGGTGATGGAGGTGGTGCCCGGCAGGGACCGGCCCCTTCGTGAGCGCGTAGGCGACGCGGTGTGCCTTCTGCGCCCGGCCTGCGAACCAGAGCACGCCGTAGCCTGACGTGTCCACGCGCTCGGCCCAGATCGCGCAGGGCGTCATCGTCGGTCCAGCCACCACGAAAACAGTATCACCAGCAGCACCAGCGCCAGCCACCAGATGAGACGACGGGCGTTCACGCGCCTCCCAGCAGGTCGCGGATCTCGCGCACCAGCGTGCTGCTGTTCGCCGTCTCGCCGTGGTCGCAGAGCCGCAGCATCGCGCAGTGCAGCAACTGGGCGTAGCGTTCGTTGCGCCGCAGCACCGTGCGCGTGT